GCTTCCCGTCGTCGAAGTAGGGCTGAAGCCATGCAATACCGGATTTCACGGCGCCCTTCCCCAGGGACTTGATCTTCCGGCGGAAGGTCTGGTCGAAGACGTCGTTCAGGGCGTCGCCGTAGTTGCTGTTCTGCGTGTCGACGGTAAACGGCTTTCCCAGAAGGTAGTTCGCTTTCTGGTCGACCAGTTTCTTCAGTATCGGGTGTTCGATCCTGGTGTTCGATCGGTTTGCGACGTCGTTCGTCTTGCGCTGGACGTCGGTCCGGTTTCTATAATAGGCTTCCGCCTGGATCATGTTCGCGTACTGTTCGGACGCCTTAAACTCCCTGATCTCTTCGGTCACGATCTGGGCCAGGGTCATTGTCGCGTGGTCCGGATCGGAAAGGATCATGTTGATCCGGTCCATAACGGAATATTCGGCCATGTGGTGTCACTCCCTCATTTCAAAACTTCAATAGCAGAACCGCGGCGAAGCCGTTCGACGGAATAGCGAAGGGCCGCCATAGCGTCGTCCATGAACTCCACAGGTTCGTCGATATACAGGCCCGTCGTCGGGTCCTTTTTCCACTTCCATTGTTGAACTTCCTTCAGGACGTTCACACAGGAAGGGTGAATGTGGATTTTCCGGCCCTTCAGCCAGTCGATTTGTGCCTTCACGCTTCCAGGCTCTTTCTTCACGGGGTAGGCGCGGAAGCCGGCCTTCTGCCACGTCTTGATCCGGTCCGGCTCCGCGGAATCACAGAACATTTCCACGCGCCGGTCGATCTTCGCCTGATTCGCAAGGCCGATGATCTCTTCGGTGTCCTTCTCGAAGACGTAGATTTCGGAACAGATATAGACTTCTCCGTCCTTCCAGCCGACGCCCAGGATCGCGTTCGCGTGGTTATAGCCGAAGTCCTGGCCGTAGTAGAAGGCGGCGAAGGCGTCCCTGTTGACCTTGAAGTCGTGGACTTCGAAGTTCGTCAGGATCAGGCCGCCCAGTTCGCCCCATTCGCCCAGGCCATAGACGCGATAACCTTCTGGGTCTTCTTCGCGGCGTCGTTCCATACGGCGAAAATAGGCTGGGTCTATGAACCGGTTTGTCTTATATGTTGAATGGTGGGCCAGGACGTCCGGATCAGCCTTGTCGAAGTATCGGCCTTTGATCCAGTGCGTCGCGCTGACTGGGTTGAACGTCATTGTTATCTGATAGTACAGATTCGGATTCAGTTCGTTCAGATTACCACGAAGACGGTCGTCCAGAATGTCGACGTCTTCGGAAAGAAGTTCTGTCGCTTCTTCGCACCATATCCAGACCAGTTTCCCGTTCTTGAAGGTGATCGACTTCACCTTTTCACGCTGTCGCTGATCCTTGACACCGCGAAAAATGATTCTGTTTCCGGTGATCTTACATTCCAGCGCAAGCGGATTCAGATTCACTTTCCAGAAGCGGTCAGCATAGGGACCGAACATTCTGTATATTGCCGCCTGTAATTCGGCGAAGGTACTGTCGCGGTTTGTTTCTTCAATCTTTCGCACGACAAGAAGGTTCGCGCCGGTGTAGGCCGGATCGGACAGTTTCGCGATATAGTCCTGGGCGATATTCACAGACTTTCCGGAACCGGCTGAACCTTTCAGAATCCTATATCGGCCGCGCCATTCGTTGACAGGGCGGAAGACAGGGTTAAACTGTGCCGACGCTTTGAATTCAATCTTCGCCGCCGTAGTCATAATTGATCACCACCGTAACAGGGACATTTGCTTCGGGATTGTCTTTGAACATTCCCAGGTGACGGCCGCAAAGTTCAAGCGCTTTCAGCTTGTCGCACAGTTTGACTTCGCGTTCGATTGCCTGTTCAATGACAGGATCGCCGTTTTCGTCGAAGTCCTTATGTGGGACATATTTGACCTTCATTCCGGCGATAGCCGCCAGATCGTCGTCGCTGGTGTCCGGCTTTACTTCCGCAGTCTGTAAGTCAAGGACGTCCTTCGGGTTCACAAAGGCGATTCGTCCCAGTTCCCGAAGAACGCGGTCGGCGTTGATTCCGGTTCTTTTGGACCTTTCGGCCATTGCGGTTTCTATGCGCGCGCGAATTTCAGGTTTTGTCAAGTTTTCACTTCCGATACTTCCGGCTGATTCCACAGAATATCCGGCGCGGATCGCGGCCTGTGTCGCGTTCAGGTCGACCAGATATTCTTCACAGAAACGGGCTTGTTTCGGCGTCAGCTTTGCCATGATTCACACCTTCCTTTCTGATTTTCGGTATTTCCTCTGAATTCGGGTACAAAAAAGACGCTCCCGAAGGAACGTCTTTTTGTACCCTATATCAATAGGAGGGTGGACGCGCAAGTCCACAATGATGTTATACCATAAATATTTCTACTCTGCAACGCTCTGAAACGCCCAAATACTGAACATTTCAGCCCTTTGAAGTTCGGTGAAATCGGGGTTATTAGTAACATAGTAGAAACACGCAAAAAAGGCCCTTCCAGCTTGAACCGGAAGGGCCTTTTCTCATGGTCAGGTTTTGGTGGCGTAGTCAAGGGAAATCCACCCGGCACCGCTTTTCAGTTTGCCCCACTTGGCCGCACCTTTGCCGGTGCTTTCGGCCACGATGGTATAAATACCGGGCTGGATGTAGCCGGTTGCACCGTAGTTTGTGCCGGGGCCTTTACGGATATTCAGGTTGGTGATCTTCACCCGCACAAGGTAAGGGGTCACGGTGGCCCCTGTGGTGCCGCCTGTGGGCTTTTCTGCGGTTGGGGGTGTAACTACTACCCCACCACCATTGGAAGCGCCCTGAAGCCTTCTGTTGACTTCTGCGGCAATCTCCCCGTGTCTGGAATAAAGATATTCCCCCGGACAGGCTTTGTTGGCGAAGTCACGATGAACGGTCATGTTGCATCCGTTCCGATGATTCACACGGTCATTCTTGTTCGTACTCCACACCAACTTCTTGATCCCGTTGCGCTTGCAAATATCCGTTACCAAATCCAACAGGGCCGCATAAGCCTTGGCGGTGACGGCGTAAGGGTGGGTGGTGTCGGAAGCAACTTCAATGGTGATTGCCCGGTTGTCATTGGTGCCGTTGCTGGAACACCAAGAACGATCCTTTTCATCCACGGAAAGGCCAATGGAACCATCCTTACCAACAACATAGTTGGCGGAACATTGCCGGTCTGTGGTGGCGAAATAATCACACCCCTGTTTTGCTGTCCATTGCCCAACGATACAATGAATCGTGATGGTGTCAATGGCATGGTTCCGGGGGATGGTTTTGTTTTTCGTGATCCGGGTATAGGTTGCAAGGGGGGAATTACTCATTTTCTGTATCTCCTTTCACCTGAAGAATGGCCCTGAACTTGGTGAAGGCTTCTGCGATATACTTACAAGACACCATCAGCACAGCGCCCACAATAACCAAATCAGCAAAAATTTCTGTGTATTCTTCCGGGATTGCCCACCCAAGCTGATCCGCATAAATCGGAAGGGTGGTGATTGCTACACAAAGCAAGGTCAGGCCCACAACGAAGGTGGCAACCTTCAGCCCGGAATTGATCATTTTCTGTCTGTCGAAGGGCTGAAGCAAAACCTTGATGTTGTAGTAAAGGGAAAAAGCAACATTGGACAGGTACGCACACAGGAAGATCAGCATGGCCCACCCAATATTGATCAGATTGTTCAAAACAGCGTTCAGCATGGTTTCAAATCTCCTTTGCATCGTTATAGATTTCCGGGCCGTACAACTTCCGAAGTTTGATCCGGTTTTCGGCTTTGGCTTTGGAATAGTAAAACCCGGTTGCGGTTGCCAATTCAGCAAATATGGCGGGGATCAAATAGGCCAGCGGTTCAAGGTTTTCAGTTTTCCAAACCATGATAAGGGTGAAGGCCGTAACCCCAACGGTTACGGCCCCAACCACATACAGGATCAGCTTGGAAAACTCACGCTTTGGCTTTTTGGTTCGTCTGCTCATTCTTCCGGGGGATCGGTGGACAACTCCAAGAATTTTCTGTGAAGATCGTCCATCACCCCATTCACCCCCAAAGAATGATACTGCTTCCAGCAATTTTCAAAATTATCCCGTGCATAGATTGGGGCATAGCCTTTTTCGGAATACTTATTGAAATCGCTGATCATCTGCGCCCGAAGAAGGGCCTGAATACCGGCCTTCAAAGCCTTGGAATCCTCGGTGTTATGCTTGATTTGGCTCCACAGGTATTTGAATACTGCCAAAATCAAGGCGGGAACACCAATCAAGCACAACACCTGATAAATCGTCATGGCTTTTCCCTCCTATCAGGCCCCGATCAGGGCGGCAATATAGCGCAAATCCTCAACAGGGCCGTTGTAGAAGTCGAAGTTCCAAATCCAATGTTCTTCCTGATCCGGGCGCTTGTACTTCTGACAAAGGGCATCTTCCCAAATCTTCCCCCACCGGGCCTGATACCCGGCATCACGCTTTTCCAGCTTGGGAATGATCCGGTTCAACAGTTCGCCCCGTTCCTGCCCCATGCCATCATCATTCTGTGTGAAGAAGTCATAGGCGTTTTGGCTGGTGGCCGAACACACCGGAAGATCATTCAGGATCAAAAAACCACCCTGACCATTCAGGGTGGTTCCATACGGAATGTTCACTTGTCCGCAAATCGCCTTGAACCTTGCCCGTTTACGGCAAACATAGGTTTTATACTCCATCCGTGCTTTCCTCCCACCCGTACACACCGGGTTCCCACACATTGGAATCCACCGTGGAAATCCAATGCTTTTCCTTATGGCTCACCTTTGCCCCCTTGGAATAAGCGTCATGCGCTCCCACCGGTTGGCTCCATTCGGGCCATTCTTCAGCGGGATCACTCGTTTTGCTCCACAGGCTGGAAGCCGTGTCCGGTGTCCAATCCGCTTGGGAAGTATGGGCCTGAACGCACTTGTAAAGGGTTCCGTTATACCGGCGAATCTGCCCCACCGTGTAGCCAACAGGGAAAGCCCATTCAGCGAACAAATCAGCGTGTTCCGCCGCTGTTTCAGCGTCAATGCTCCCGGCTTCCGCCAAGGTCACAAAGACGATTCCACCGGCTTCCGTGGCCTTGGTGATCTCGCTTCCTGCGTCCGTTTCCTCCAAACTCACGGTTTCCAGTTCGTCCATAGCGGCACGGCCCAACAAATGGTAAGCCACACCCTCAAAAACAATGCCCGAAGCGTCATGCTCCGGGCAAAGGATGTAGCAACCATTTTCGGCTTTCTTGATGTAGTTCAGGTTCTCGGTCAGGCCGATACCGGCCCCGGCTTTGATGATTCTAAACATTGTCCACCTCCGAAAAAGATTGCATGGTAAAGCCGCCGCAACCGTAGCAACCGGCCATGATCGTTGAAGTTCCGGTAATAGGCGCTTTGGCACTCCATGTATTGTTCTATGTCAAAGAAGGATCGTTTTCCCTCTTTGAACTCCCTGTGAAACAGCTTCAGTTTTCGCCTTGCCCGTTTCACTCCATCCCGGCTTCCATTCACCTTGATCTTGCCGGTTTCGGTAAGTGTGAACCGGGCTTTGCAGAACCGGAACGGCTTTGTAAGCGGGATCACCTTACACTTGCGCTTGTTCACTCGGATTCCAGCGGCTTCAAAACGCCTTACAATTTCATGGCCCATCAGCTTTGCTTCATCCACCGTGGCAAAGAAAGCATAGTAATCATCCATGTAATGACCGGCGCAATGAACATGGGCCTGACACTTGATCCATTGGTCAATCTTGCTGGGCAAGGCCACCATTTCCTGTTGGGAAGGCTCCACACCCAAAGGCAAGCCCCGGCCCGGTGTCGGGCATGGGGAAAACTGGATGATCGTATCAGCCAAGTTTTGAAGTTCAGGATTCAAAATCAATTCCCGGTGCCGCTGATATAACAGGGCGTGGGAAGCATTTGGAAAGAACCCTTTCAAATCCAACAGCAACACAGCACCTTCCCGGCCATAACGCCGGTAATGCCATCCAAGCTGTTGTTTGATCCGTTTGAACTGCCAATGAAGGCCCTTTCCCTTTTGGCTTGCCCCGTTGTCATAGATCATGGAAGGTGAATACAACGGGATCAGGACTTCATTACACAGGGTTTTGTGGATTTGTCGATCCGTAATGTGCGGGGCATCTATCGGGCGGATTTTTCCCCGTTCCCGAAGGGTGAAATGGGAACAGGATTTGGGCTTCCAAGTCTGTTCCAACACCGTTCGCCGCCGTGTTGCCGTACCAGAAAACAGGTGGCCTTCAAAGTTTTGAACACTTTGCTTCCACCGTACCCCGTTACAGCACTTTTTCCCATAGAAGAACATCTTCCGATAGGAAAATATTTTATTCGTTGGCCCAAGGCTATCACACCGGGCCTGTTTTCGTTCCAACCGCTTTGCTTTGCGGCGCTGGAACCTTGCTTCATGCCGTTCTTGGCTTGTCATAATAAAAGTATTCGCCCCTCGTACAAATATCTTGTAGGGTGCCGTCTAAATTGCTTTGCCCTCACACATGAAATGGGATAAGGCACGATTACCCACCATGCAAGAAGCGTCCGTGTAAGGGCATCAAAGGGCAGTTTTAGGGATTTACACCCAAGGAAGCGCAACTCCTTTTACATCGGTCGTCTTTCACCTGAAAAGCCGTTTGCCTTCTGTTACTACATTTGACCGTGTATATCTGCAAAATCCGGGCCGCAACCCACCAGAATTATTGGCATTGTTATTGTTGTTGTTGCCATCCGTCCAGACAATAACGAAATTGTTGTTGTTATTGTAATTAGGGGAACGAAGGCCCCACCAAACCGCCAGAGGACACATTAACAGTCACGCACCTAATAGGAAATTATTTCTGTTTTGCTGTTACATTTTTGATTGCTCCTTTCAGAAGTTCGTTTTCTTTGTCGATCAGTTCACCCAAGTTTTGGGCCATCTTATCCAGCTTTTCCATTGCATCCTGTGACTTCACCGGATTCCCCTTGGAAGTGGTGAAGGCCCCTTCCGGGTTCTGGTTCAGAATCAGGTAAACATGGGTCAAGCGAACATCCAGCGCCATCAGGGAAGCCCGTGCTTCAAGAAGATGGGCCTTCCTCATTTCAATGCGCTGGTTGTCCGAAGGAAAGATACTGTTGGCCTTCTCCGCATGGTCGATGATCTCACCGGCCAGCTTTGCCACCGGCTCCGCAATCAGCCGGGAATACCGGGCTGAAAGACGGGTCAGGAAGTTCAGGGTTTCAACATAAATCTGATTGGCCGTGTTGATGAACTCGGCCTTGCTTGTGGTTCTCTTTTGCTTCAGGACAGACATTTTCAGTTATACCCCTTTGGGTGAATTATCGACATTGATCGTTCCTTCCGCCTTTTCCACTTCTTCCAAGTGCTTCAGAAGGACAAATTCAATGTAATTGGTAATGGATCGGTGTTCACGGGTTGCAAGCGCCCCGATCTTGTCAAAGACTTCATCAGATAGGCGCAAGGTGAAAACACGCTTGTTTGTTGCCATACAATACCCCCTTCAAACAGGCTTATGGATATTGTATGGCTGATTTTGTCCGGTGTATGCACTCAAAAGACAGTCAAATGATAGCACTTTACCGGAAAACCCCCATTTTCAAAAAATCGTCGGGCGGCTTACGCCGCCATTATTATTTTTATTTGGGGTTCCCTCCCGGAACCGCCGCCTTTCGGCGGCGGGATAGGGGCGGGATCATCCTGCGGGGGATTAGGCGGCAAAGCCGGGCCGCAACCCACCAGAATAATTGGCATAGTTACTGCCGATGCTGCCATCCGTCCAGACAATAACGAAATAGTTGTTGCCAATGTAATAAGGGGAACGAAGGCCCCACCAAACCGCCGTGGTGACGGCGGTATGATTATAGGCTACTCTACTATTACCGGCTTTATAGTAATCGTATTGTGCCTGCAAATTTTGTTCGTACTGGTTAGCGTAGGTTCTGGAACCAAACACTTCAAATTCGGACAGGTCAAACAGGTAATCGGTGGTAGCCGTAACTGCACCGGAAGTATTGCTGGAATTACCGGTGTTGTCGGTGTACTTAGTCACAGGTTGCATAACGGCCAACAATTCAGACGGAAGCGCCGCCATCAGGCTGTTTGCAACGGGGCTTGTGGGGGTTCCATCATTGCCATAAAGGGTTTTCCGCTTATAGCAAGCGTTCCAACCACCGCTGTTCGTGTTGCTGGTATTCCAGTTGAAATAACCGGAACTGGAAGTTGTGTTGTTATACTGACTATCACACAGGCCAACCGCCGTGGAACCGATCTTTCCGATCTGGAAGTGAATCTTGTTCGCACCTTCCTTGGCGGAATTGTGATTGAACCCCAAAATGAAAGCATTGACCGCCAAATTGGAAAAAGTGGTGTTGCCCACCTTGCCATTGATCTTGATTTCTTTCACATCGCCAACGGCCCAATAGTTGGCCCCCAAACCTGCGGAACTGACTTCCCGGATGGTTGCCCAACTGTTATCATTCAGAACCTTGGTGGGCAAAGTCACTTCAACGGAACAGGTCTTATTGGCCGGGGCCGTGTGGTTGGTGCCAGCGGCCACGCTGACGGTGATTGTGGCGCTTCCTTTGCCCTTGGCGGTAACAGTTACCACCCCACCGGAAACGCTCACAGAAGCCACCGTAGGGGCATTGGAAGTGGCCGTGATTGTGCCGTTACCGGCTCTTGTCACGGTGATGGTGTCCGTGGTCTTTGCGGCGGTCAGTTTGATGGAAGTCTTATTCAAAGACAAACTACCAGCGGCCTTGGCAATACTCCAAGCAACCGTTTTGGCCCCGGTGCTTCCATCAGCCCACTTGTAGTTCGTTTTCGGCGTGAAGGTGGCATTGTAGGAACCGGCGTTCGTGCCGCTGGTGGTTCCTCCAAGCGTCATTTTCCCGCTGTCATAGTTGTTCCAAGTGGGGCTTTGGGCCGAACCGGTATAAGTAAGGCTGTTGCTCTGCGTGGGAATCGTCATGGTGGCGGCGTTGATCGTCCAAGTCACTTCCTTGGCGGTCTGCGTACCGTCTGCCCACTTATACCGCCCCTTGGGTGTGAAAGTGGCCGTGTAGGTTCCCGCATTGGTGCCGGTAGTTACACCGCCCAAGGTCAGGGCTTCAGGGTTATAGGCGTTCCAAGAAGGGCTTTGGGCCTGTCCGTTATAGGTCAGGGTGCCATTCTGCGAAGGAAGAACATTGATGGTATAGACGATACCGGACACAGCTTTCAAGGCCGCATCTGCGGCGGTCTGTGCGTTCTGCGCCGCTTCCACACAGGTTCCGATCTGGTTCAACAGATACGGGTGGGCGGTTTGGTCAAGGTTGTGTTCTCTCACCTTGTTTTGTGCTGTGCCTTTTGCATCATAGTTCATGTCAGGAAGCTGTTCGGCGGGAACCTTACCATCCACCAGATCAGCCTTCCCGGATTGACCTTTCTGAAGGGCTTCAACGGCATCCGCATTGGCCTTCATTTGGGTATCAATCTTATCCATGTTTTCATTCTGAACCCCTACATCATAAAATTCAGATTCAAGGGGTTTAGTCAGCTTGTAGTTGGTTGTTTTATTCGCCATTCTTCAAAACCTCGTTTCTCAACTGATTGTGGGTATAGGCGGCAAGCTGGGCATGGGTGAACCGCCCAAGTTCCGCATGGGTGTTATAAAGCTGAAGCAAGGTCACAACCATGTTTTGGGGAACAACCCGGTTCAGCAAAGATTCAACATCATTGAAGTTGTTCTTTGCGGCCAACCCGATTTTCACAAGAAGCTGATAGGTGCCTTCTTCCACATCAGCGGAATAGTTACCCTTCCCGCATAGCGTTTCAAGGATGTTCCGAAGCTGGGGCAAGGTGTACGGAAGTTCTTCATTGATCCGGGTCAGAATACGGAACCGGCGATCTTCAAGACTGTCCGTGCCTTTGGGGGTAATCCCCAAAATCTTTTCCCACCGGGAAAGGCCCATGTTTCCAGCGGTGGGAATGAACTGATTATCAAGAAGATCATCCGTGGTATTCCATGCCTTTTCAATTTCCGGCTGTTCGCTCCCCATGATCCCCTGAAACTCCGCATAATCACGAATGACATAAGGAAGATAATCAATCAGTTTGCGTTCCATGCTCCTGGCCCCCTTATCCGCTGATCACGATGGTTCCCGGCTCAATGGTTCCCAAAACCGGAATGTGGTCAAGGGTCAGGGTACAGTTCGCCGCTTCACCGTTGATCTTGGTGTTGGCAATATCCAGAATACCGGTGATTCCCAACAGGCGGCTTTCCACCTGACTGATACGAACCACAAGGGCTTCATTCTGGTCTGCCCAACTTTGGGCCAGTTCCAAGAAGTAACCGTTGATTGCTTCCGTGACATAGGCGGAAACATCATCCCAACTCCATTCCCGCTGATAGTACAGATCGAAGGAAAGGTTGATGGTATCTTCACCCACGCCTTCAACCCTCACCACATGGCCGATGGGGGCAATGCCCACGCCTTCACCGGCGTTCTGAAGGGGGTCAACTGCGGTCTGCACCTGATCCACAAGGGCTTCCGAAGGCTTCTTGAAGGAACTGTTGATGATCACCAGCTTCACGGTTCCGCCCACGGTCAGCTTGCTATTGGCTCCCGCCGCATACACGGCATTCAACCACGCCTTGATTTCCTCGGACACACCGGAAAGGCCGCTGATCCAAGTGTCGGTTCCCGTGGGCGGGATCAGCTTGGCCGGGTTCAAATCGCTGTTCCAAACCCGATATACCTTCACACCGCCCACGCCGGGAATGGCGTTCACCTTTTCCAGATAATCCGCACGGTTGCCGCCGAAGGCTTGGGCGTTCAGGCTATCCATGTAACGCTGTCTGAAAACCTCGGTATCTTCTTCATCCTCACCGGGGATCACCACGGCGGAAATGGAACAGGTTTCAAGCCCGTCCACATACTCAATGGGAATCACCGTTCCGGTGTAGTCATTACCGGCTTCACCAGCGGTTTCACAGGTGATTTCATACTTACCACTTCCACGGTCAGCCGAAACATAATAGTTCAGTTCTCCAATGGAAAAGCGGGTGTTCATGGGAAGGTGCAAGGTGGTTGGTGTAATGCTCAACTGCAACACGGCGGGGCTTGCCGGTTGCGGTTTCAGCCCCCTTTCTGCCGCCCTCAAAATGAGATAAGGGCGGGTTGCGGTGTCTGCAAAGGTTTCATTCAGCACCGTATCAAGGGCAATATAAAGGTTCTGCAATTCCACGGCGGCGGGGGCGTCACCGCACCAAACCAACGAACCTTCACGGGTGTCCAAATTGCCATTGATAGAAAGCGCCTTCTGAAGCATCCGGGAAAGGATTGCTTCATAGGTCTGTGCTTCATACATCAGATTTCAACCCCCAATTCTGCATTGATTTCGCCAAAAATGCTGACCACCGTGAAGGTAGTCAGCACTTTCTTTTTGTTCACCGTAAATTCAAAGTTCTGAACCGCCGTGATCCTATCATCCTGAAGCAAGGCTTCACGAACCCGGCGTTCAATTTCGGGAATACAGTATTCCACATCTTTCCCGATCAGATTATGAAGTTCAACCCCATAATCCCAAGAATGGATCAACCATTCATAGCGTTCTGTGTTCAGGATCAGAAAAACCGCCTGTTCCACAGCTTGGATTTCATCAATGGTGCCGATGATGGTCAGGTTGTTGTGGTTCATCCTGAAAGTACGGCTTGGAAGGGTTTCAATGGTGAAATCCTGTTTAATATCATCCTGCACTTGCGGAATCATCATCAAGCCCCCTTTACTCGGTCAATAACCACGAATTTCTTTCCTTGCTGAACCCGGATCAGAAGCACCTTTTCACCGGCCTTCAAAGCGTTGTGAACCTTGAAGGTTTTCTTGCCAACATAGGCGTGTTTGTGGGCTTCATAAGCCGCCGCACCGGAACCACCGCCTTTGTCCTCGGTGCTGTGGTTCACCGTCATATCAACTTCAAAATCAGTCACATTCCGGGTCAGGATCAGCATTTTGGAAGTGTAGATGGATTTCTGATCCACCTGAATTTTCAAGGGTGAAGCGGAAAGGACAGTTCCAAACAGGATGTTCACCGGTTTCCCGGCTTCCACAGCTTCCACCGCCGCCCGTTTCACCACTTCAACAGGATTAGGCAATAAATTCACCCCCGATCAGGTCAAGTTCCATCATGTGTTCATCACCCCTGAAGGTATGGGTGACTTTGTTCACCACCATGTAATTGTTGGTGACAATATCGCCAAGGTTCAGGGCCACCACCACGGCGCTTCCAGCACGAACCCGCACATCACCGAAAGCGTTCTGAATGGTCAGCTTGCGGGTTTTCTGATCGTACAGCTTCAACAGGGCATCCGCCTTGGCGGAAGCGCCCGTTTTGGTCTGAACTTTTTCAAAATACTGAAGAACACCCCATTGGTTCATTTTCGCCCCGTCCTGTGCAATGAACAATTCCCGCTTACCGGTTTTTTCATCGTTATAGGCCAGCTTGATCTTGTTATAGGTCTGTTCATCAATACTGGATTCATAGCTGAAGTTTTCCCCGGTTTCTTCATCAATCAGAAGGTTCAGCTTCATGGTATTGATGTTCTTCAGGGTCAGCTTCCCGGCATCGTCATATAGAACATAAAGCTGTTTGGTATTCATCAGGGTTTCATCAAGGGCGCTCTGGATCATATCAAACAGGGTTTGGTTTTCTTCCACGATGGTTTCAAGGGTATAACCGGTATCTTCCACCGTGCCAAGGTTCAGCCGGAAATCTGTTGCAATGCGCTTCAGAAGGTCAGAAGCCTTCAGCCCTTCTTCCGTGATGGTGTCCTTATTCTTCAAATAACGCAACTGATCATAGGCCACAACATCAATGGTGCCGCCCTTGTCACGCTTCTTCTTGAACACAAAGCCATAGAACATGGCGGTTCCGTTCACAATCAGCTTCACCGGATCACCTTCAGCAAAGTTCAGCCCCGGCCCCTTGACAACGGTGAACTCCAACTTGCCGGGGGTTCCCTTGCGTTCCAAGGTCAGCCGTGCGCCTTCCTCGACAACAGGGAATTGAATGGTGCTGTTATGCTGGATGAACAATTCAACTGCCAAACGGAATCACCCCTTTCAGGAAGGCAAAGTAAGAACCTGACCGGGATAGATCAGGTTCGGGTTCTTGATTTTGTCCTTGTTCAGATTATAGATTTTCGTGTAATCGGCCCCGTTGCCCAACTGCTTCTTGGCAATGTTCCAAAGGCAATCACCAGATTTCACAGTATAGGTGGCGGCTTTCGGGGCCGTTGTGGTGGGCCGGGGTGCCGCCTTAACCGTTGCGGTGGCGGTTCCCCCGGAAGTCTTGGCCGGTTGCACGGTCACGGTCTTGGTGCCATAGGCTCTGTACTGTTTCAGGTTGATCTTCACCTTCACATCAAAACCTTCACCGGCATCATCGGTGATTTCATAGGTTTCAAGGCCAACGGTCAAATTGGTGTAATGGAACATCCCGCCACCGGGCTTCTGCCGGTTCAGAATGAATTGGAACGGGGTCTTGCTCACCTTCAGCCGTTCAAACAAGGACAGGTAATAGGCGGCGCTTTGCGCTCCACCATTGCTGAAGGGATAGGACACTTGGGGAAGAACCAATTCAAAGGACACATCCGAAAGGCCAGCGGCCTTCAGGATATTGATTTCTTCCCCGTTGATCAGGGTCATGGTCTTATTCTGGTTGTTGATCTTCACCGTCACCTTGGAAGGGGTGATGGGCATAAGCGTTCCCGCCATATACAGTTTATACGCCATTACTCATGCACCCCTTCTTCAGAAACTTCCAGCTTTTCAGCAAAGTCATTGGCCCAAGCATCCATGATCCCATCCAAATCAGCATCTTTGGAAATGTGGTTTTCATTGTGCTGTTCAACCTTGATTTCAGCGGTAGTGAACCGGTTGATTGCTTCACGCTCCGCAATGTCACGAAGATAGGCCAAATCTTCTTCAGCAATATCCAAGGCATCAGCGGTGGCCGCTGTGTTGTTTGCAATATCACCGGTGTTCCCGTAAATGCTATCAAGATCATTGCCAAGGTTGAAGGCATCCAAAGAATCAGCCCCCATAGAATCCAAGGCGGAAAAATCAAACATACCGGAAACCTTATCGGCCACGCCATCACCCCAAGCGGCACCGGAAGCAAAGGCATCAGCGGCCCAACCATCTTGGAAGGTGTCAAAGGTGGACATTCCTTCATTGAAGGCATCGGCAACGCTTTTGTATTCCTCTACATTGCCATAGGCTTCAGCGGATTTAGCCGCATATTCGCTTGCTTTGCTGGTGATACCGGAATAATCAAACTCGACAAAGGGCAACTTGTTCAGGGCTTCACAGATACCGGCCACAACGGTAAGGGCTGTGGAAAGAAGGTTGTAAAACCAGCCCTGAACATTGGAAATGACATTGTGGAAGGCCGTTCCGATGTTGGAAGCACAGGCCCCCAAAGCATTCCAGATACCCAAGGCGATATTCGCCACGGACAGGCCAAGGTTTTTGAAGAAGGCGATCACCACCATGATTCCGCCGCAAATCACACCGAAGCCGCTATTGGCAACACCGGTGAACTTTGCAACCGCCGCACAAGCCGCATAGATAGCCGCAATCACGGCGATAATCAGAAGGATGATCCATGTAAGGGGGCAAGCCAAAAGCGCCGCATTTAGGCCCTGCTGGGCCACCGTAGCGGTGAAAGTGGCTCCCGCTTCCATAGCGGTTGCCGCCGCATGAACGGCCTTGGCGGTTGTCTGAATACCCATGATGATATTCGTTGCCAGCGCCACACCGTTATAGATCAGCATAGCGGCCACAATGCCCATGATAATAGGCTGAATCCAACTCCAATTATCAACGATCACGGAAGCAATGGAAATCAGAATATCCAGCACCGAAGAAGCAATATTGGCAACCCCGGCAAGGCCATTGATCAGGGCCGTGGTCACTTGTTGGAACTTGGAACTATTGGCAATCTGATTGATTTTGGTCAGGATCGGGGCGAACATGGAAAGGGCCTGATTCTTCATCCCGGCCCAAATCTGCGCCCAAGTCTTGGGCATGGAATCGAACTTTGCGTTGGTTTCGTCCGCCATAGCAAACATGGCGTTTTTCACCACTTCAGCCGTTACCTTGCCTTCCTGTGCAACCGTCTTGATGGAACCTTCCGCAATGCCCATATATTTTTCAATGGCTCTTGCGATACCCGGCGCACCATCCAGAATGGAATTTAGTTCTTCACCACGAAGCGCACCCGCCGCCATTGCCTGTGTAAGCTGGATCATGGCGTTGCTCTGTTCTTGGGCCGTAGCGCCGCCAATAACGAACTGCTTGTTCACCTGTTCCATGAAGGCAATGACCTGATCCATATTGCCACCGAAGGCGTTACCGGCGTTCAGGCCAAGTTTCGCAACGGCGGAAGCGGTGTCAAAATAAGCGGATCGGGAACGCTGGGCGGAAGCCATGATCTTCTGTTCCAAGGCTTCAACGGAACCGCCATCATCCACAAGCAAATTCAATCGGGCCTTGGTGCTTGCCAATTCATCCGAAATATTCAGCGCCTTATTGATCCCGGCAATACCGCCAGCGGCAATGGCAACTTTCTTGATGATGGACAGAAGCCCGTTGGCGGAATTGCTACCCCCACGGATGGAATTGTTGAAATTCTGCTGTTCGTTGTTGGCGTTCCTGATATTTTCTTCAATGGTATCAAAGGCGGTTCCCGCTTTCGCCCATTCTTCACGGGCTTCCCGGATTGCCGCCGTGTCAACGGCTCTACCGGAAGCCTGTTGCATGGCTTCAAAGGTGTTCAGCACAACCCCCATTGCCTTGTGCATACTCTGAAGGGGGCTGGTAACACCATCATAAAGGGCAATAGCGGCCCGGATGTTTCCCACAGGGATCACCACCTTTCTTGGAGAATAGAAGCCGGGGCCTTAATTGTGGCGGCCCCGGCGCTGTTTTCGTTCAATTTCCTTCTGCTTCTTCTTTTCAGCTTCCACCCGAACATCAATGGCCGCAATGATGAAAGCCCGTTCACGGCGGGGCAAAGCATAAAAGGCGGAAGGTGTCAAATGAAGTTCGTGAAGGCAATAGTAAGCAATGTTCGCTTCACCATCACCTTCACAGATTAGTTTTTTGCTTCATCAACCTCATCCTGCATGGTAGTATCAAAACCACACACTTCCTGAATCTTGGTCAGGTATTCGGCATATTCGCCGGGGGTCAGCATGGTTTTCAGAAGGGCATCAGCGCCCATGACCTTGTAGCTGTCCTGAAGTTCCTTATCATTCAGATTGGGGAACACAGTACAAGCCACGGCCAGCTTGCCAAGGTAAAGATCATAGTCGGTTTCCTTCTGATACTGGTTCTTCTTGCCGGGAACCGGAACACGCTTGGCACAGGACTTCCGAAGGGCTTCATCCTCGGTGCCGGTAATGGTCTTGATCTCCCAAGGAATGGGGTTGCCATCCTCACCCAAGAAGCGTTTGGAAGCAACAAACTTGATGTTCTCAACGGGAACGGCGTTTTCAGCCAAAAAAGCGGACAGGCTCATTGTTTTTTCCTCCTATATTTTGATACGAAAAAAGGCCCCGGCCCCTACCGAAGTAAGGCCGGGGCGCTCTGCTTACTGCATACCGGCCAAAAGGCTGAAGGTTTCGGGCATCTCGAAATCTTCAAAGGTGAAGTCCATATCTTCATCCAAGTATTCCGCATCAGCATCAAACTTGGCAAGCAAGCCGCCATCCATATTGCAATCCTTCAGGATCACGGTCTGACGGCCCACGGAAGAAGTGGGATCTTCATTTGTCACCTGAATGTCAAAATAGACATCCTCGCCGGTGTCCTTATAACGCTTCATCAGCTCACGGAAGATGGAAGTGTTATAGTGGAAGGTGGCGGAACCCGTACCCTTCCAGCCGGTGGCCTTATTGCCCTTGCCGGTCTTGCCCAAAATGGGAACTTCCGTTTTGTTCTTCTCAAAGTTGGCTTCAAGGTTGATAGCCTGCATGAAGTTGTAACGGTTATCCCCGATGGTCACGAAACATTCAGCCAAGGAAGCGGAAACAGCATCCTTGGCGTTCATGATGGTTCTATCTGCCATGATGGTTGTACCTCCTTACTGAACATAGACGGTCATATAAAGCTGTTCCATAGCGTTCACGGGGGTCACATAATCAGTAACCACCACGGATTTCTTGGTATCGCCCTTTTCAACCGTCACATTTTCGCCGCTGAAGTTCTCAATGGCCCGAATATCCTGAAGTTCCGTGTGGTGCTTCACAATATCGTTCCAAAGGGAAATCCGGCCAGCGGCATCATTGGGAACCTTGCCAAGATACTTCTTGCCGAACAGAACGGCAATATCATTGGCGATCTGATCCAAAACTCGGATCGTCTGGTTGCTGGAAAAGTCGCTGGACTTTTCATCCGTGATGGAAATGAAGCTGTTAATGTCAGTCAGGACACACACCGCTTCATCCACACGATGGAACATGAAGGAACCTTCCTTGATACCGTTTTCAAGCTGGGTCTGCGTGAAATCGGTATCAACATCATATTCACCATCATAGGTCATGTTGGTGGCGCTCTTATTGACCGCCGTTCCGCCGATCACGCCCGTAACCCAAGGGATCAGGGCGGTGGAAGTCTTGTCGGAAGTCAGGCCGTTCTTGACGCTCACAACACCTTCATAATCGGCCAGCTTGCGGAAAAGAACCACCTGAAACTTCTTGCCCACATCATCACGCATCCGCTTTGCGAAGGCCGCAAACAGGGCGGTGATGGTGGCCTTGCTCTCGGTGCAACCCATAGCGTTGAAGGTGTACGCTTCCGCCTGATCAAGATAGGTCTGATAGTCGGAATCGGCCACGGTGCCATTGGTGCCGCCCGTCAGGGGCAAGGAAGCGGTCAAAGAAAGGGTTCCGCTGGACTTCCAGTCCACATAGGCATTGGCCTTCAGATCGGTGATAGCGGCCACACCTTCCTGAAGATCAACCTGAACGGTTCCCAAGAAGGTTGCCACATCGAACAGCGGCTTCTGTTCTGTGGTGTTTTCATTCGCCGTGATAACGGTACGAAGATCATTACCACGGGTGCCGGGGTATTTGGCCGTTGCGTAGGTGTTAGCCGCCTTCACGCCGCTGGTGCCAAGGCGGAAGAAATGAACGGTTTTGGCGTGAAGGAAGATTTCACGCATAGGCTTCAGTTCATCCGCCGTGTACGCATAGCCGAAAATTTTCTGACTGTTCTTGATAAAGTCAGCCTGTTCCACCGTGAAAATCTTGCCTTCAGGCCCCCAATTCATAGCAAGGGGGATGGTGACAATGCCACGGTCAGAAAGGGTGGCGCTTGCCTGCGCCACAGAAATGAAGTTGATATATGCACCGGGCAGAACCTTGTTCTGCACCAAGAAGGTGCCGCCGCCAAGGGCCATATTATTTCACCTTACCTTTCATAAAGTCATTGATCAGCCCATCAATCTGATCGAAGGTGTATTCCTTCCCATCTTCCAAAAGGACAGACAGAAGATCACGCCGGTCAGCGTAACGCCTGAAGGTCAACACCCGTTCTTTGGGGAATACCACCGGGGCCGTGATGGTCGGTTCCTGTGCGGTGGCGGCTTTCTTTCTGGTAGCCATTCAATCACCCTTTCTTTGGCTCCACAGTAGTTTCCAAGGTTTCCATTGTGGTTTCCTCGGTTTCTCTGCGAAGTGTCAAATTGTAGTTCACGAAGAAGTGAAGAACCCCGTCTTGCACTTCATAACTCATGGAAGTTCCGTGAAGCACATCCCCATTGGGAAGGGTGATGAACTCCAAACATTCCATCAAATCCCCGGCCATAGTGAACAATTCAGCGTTGTTTCTCCCGCTAGTTGGGAAATAGTGAACATCCAGCGGGTTCCGGTTCATGAATCGGTTCTTCTGCAACGGGGAAATGTCAGGCTTCAGGACAGCAATGAAAAAACAGGGTTCCTTGAAGCCCTGTTCCACATCATTCTGATAGATTTTGTACCCGGCTCCAAAGGTGGCGTTCAGCTTCATGGAAACACCTTTGATGATTTCATTGATCAACTGAACACCCCCTTCAAAGCGTCATACAACATATCATTTAGAATGGACGGAACCAAAACCTTTACTTCCTGTTCGGAAATGGTCAGCATCAGTTTGCCCGGAACCCAACTTGCCTTCAGGGTCTTTCCCAAGGCGGGAACATAACGCCCCGGTGTTTGCCGGTGGCCGTATTCCACATAGGACGCATATTCCAAATTGTTGATAACGGTCACGGTGTACTGATCCCCATGTTTTTCAATGGGAAGAATCGTCCAAGCATCCCGCAAGGAACCGCCCCGATACCCGGCCCAATACTGTTCCCGGATAGCCCCGGAACGGGTAAGAAAGGTTCGGCTTTTCCCGCTTGCACCCTTTACCTTTACGGTCTTGGGTCCATCAAACTTGGGGGCCACGCCAACCGGGGTTCTTTTCTTTACCTTGTTCCACAGGATTTGGGCAATCTTCTTGGCGGCATCCCGGCAAAGCCGATCCATGTCAACTTCCGAAAGCTGTTGAAGGCGTTCATCCAGCTTCTTCAGTTCCCGGTAATCACACCGGCCCCATCTTGCCATCAAGCCCACCCCCTGAAGGGTTCAAGCATGATTTCTTGATGGTTGGAGAAAACGCCCGGTTCACCGGAACGGGCATAGGTGAAGGTTCGTTCCACATCATTTGGCCGGGTGACAATGATCTTGCATCCTGCGGGAACCTTCACATCCGGGGAAAGGAACAGCTTCACCACCTGTTGGGCGGTTGCCACTTCATCCCCATTGGTTGAAGTTAATGTTTCAAAAGACAGCTTGCACGGCTGATCCTGAAGAAGCGGCTTTTCTTCAGAATCCGTCAGGTGGGTGACAGGATCGGTGACTTCCTCACGGATGAAGATAGAACACCGATCCTTCCACAACCGTTCCAAGGCGGTTCGCACGGCCTTATTCACCATACCAACCGCCTATAACGGTAGATTTCACCAATGCGCCCGTTGATCAGATAATCAATCAGGCTGTTCAACCTCTGTTCAGGGGTTGAACTACCTTCACCAAGGGCAAAGGTAATGTTGGTGTCACCTTCCTGAATGGATTTCACCGCCGCATCCAAATCAAACCCTTCAAGCTGTCCAGAACACTTCTTCATGTTCAGGTATTCGCCCACGGCCATAGAAACGGCCAGACTTTCCAACCCCTCCGGGATTTCGGAAAGGTTGGAAAGGTTTTTGATCCTCCATTGAACATTGGTCAAAACCATATCCAACAACGGATCATCAGCGGCCCCCGCCACGCCAAGGGCCGTTAGCATTGCAACCGCTTTATCACGCAACGGGGTTCACCGCCTTTCTTACGCCGCCGTGATTTCGTACCAACCCTTGGTCTTGGGGTTGTCACCGGAACCGGGCGTGACCTTCACATAGCCGATACCGGAAGCGGCGTAATAGGTCTTGTCGCTGGAAACCGTGGTGTCAGCGGTGACAGCGGCGGAACCGGTGATGATCTTCACCGCCTTGGCTTCATTGGTCATGGCCGCAAGGTAATACTTGCGGGAATAAACCGTGTTGCGGCGGATGTTGCTTTCACGCTCCTGTTCCACTTCCGTACCCTTCTTGTTGAACAGGGTAACAGCTTCCTTGGTGGCAATGACCACCTTGCCGGTTTCGGCGTTCTTCTTGGTGTAGATGTTGATACCGCCCACGGTGCCAACATAGCCTTGCTTTGCAAAGGCTTCCACATACTTCAAATCTTCCTTCAGGGCCTTCCGCAACTTGGCAACATCAGTGGGGTGGACAAAGCCGAAGATGGACACATTTTCAAGGTTCTCCAAGTTCAGCATGGCGGCACCATCCACAAATGCATCAAAGCCAAGGGCGGTGGTTACAACCGTCATAGTAGCTTCATTGAAAGCGCCGAAAATGTCAGCGTTGACGGTGTTGAACATATCGGTGCCAGCGTGACGGGTGCCGGTGGTGATCACCATAGGATCAGTCATGGCTTCCTCGTCATAGTAGGCAAAACGGTTCTGGGCCATCTGAATACGGTATTCCTTTTCGGTGTAACCGGCTTCAATGGTCTTGGTGTTGCCCTGTCCCATCTTCAGCTTCTCGGTTCCATCGGTGGCCTTGTACTTATGCACCTTGCGAAGCATACCGGCAACACCGGTCAGGCTGTTATCAATGGTGCAAAACTGCTGAAGATCAAGGTGGCTCTGGTACTGATCTTCAATTTCATTGGACAGGAAAAAGTTATCATAGACAGTGTTTGCCATTACTCATTACCTCCATAAAGTTCTTTGTATTCGTCAGGATGGTTGACGGAGAAGTTATAGCGATCAACGGGGGTCATGGCCTTCAGCTTTTCCAGCGTCATAGCGCCTTCATCCCCCTTATCACCCTTTTCAGCGGATTTGGCACCCTTGAACTTGGTGCCGGTCTTATCGAACAGAAAAGCCGTGTCCTTGCCTTCCACCAACTTCTTGATTTCATCATCAAGGCCTTTAACAGTCCCATCCTCTGCCAGTTCAGCCTTATCAATGAAACCAGCCAACAACGCCTTAACAGCGGTGTTGTTCTTGGCTTTGGCCCCGGTCAGGGCCAGTTCAACGGCATTGCCGATCTTCAGCGCCTTCAGTTCATTGGCGTGATCTTCATCCTTCTTCTTGTTGTCCGCCTGAAGCTGGGTAATCTGATCCTGAAGGGCTTGGGTGTCACCAGAAGCCTTTTTCAGCGTTTCAAGCTGGGCATCCCGCTCACCAATAGTCTTCTTTGCGGCGCTCAATTCGGTGTTGACCTCATTGAAGCGGGCCTTGGTAACAAAAGAACCGTTCAGCCCTTCCATTACCTTATTGGCCTGTTCTTCAGTAAGGCCCCATTCCATCAGCTTTTCTTTCGTCATGTTCGTTCATCCTTTCTATGATCCTTTTTTTCCGTGGGTCAGGAACCACGATTTTCCACGGTTCTGTTTACCGCCCACCACCGGGAAACGGCGAAAAGGGTATGAAAAAACCACCACCGGCAATGCCGGGGGTGGCTCATTCAACAATTTTGTGGATCAATCCCAATGCTGATCCGGGTTAAAGTTTTCAAGAATAGAATAATAATGGGGGATTTGGTCAGGCGGTTTCCCGTCCTTCAAGGCGGTAAGAACTTCAATTTTTTCATCCAGAAGTTCTTCACTATCCACATCAAAGAAGCGGTCAACCAGAACATCAGAAACTTCAGCCAACAGCGCATAAACCTTCATCAGCTTTTCTTCCCGTGTCATATCAACCACCAGCTTTCTTTAACATATCTTGAATTACTTCTTCCAACGCTTCCACCAACTCCGGTTTATCTTTCCGAAGCATTTCCACCAAATCAGGGCGAACAATCGACAAAGCACCATAGTTGGCAAGTGTTTCTTCCGCCCTCTTTCCAACTTCCCGGTAGTATTTGGAGCCGTGACCATATCGCACAAGGCCAGCATCACGGGCCGAACCACCGGAAAGGGCATCATAAATATCTTCAAGGGAACTGATACCGCCGCCCATTGCATTTCTACACCGGTAATCAATCTGTTCACTTGCTTCACGCTTCAGCTTATTGAAGGCTTTTTTATAGTCGGAATAAGACAAAGTTCGTGCATAGTATTGATCTGTCAGTGCGGAAGTGGCAGTTCTCAATTCAGCGTTGATTTCCGCCGAAATGCGATTGCATTCCTTATCAAAGGCTTCAAAAAGGGCATCAATATCATCCGCAATATCGGTGTTGGTTTTCTGGAAAAAAGAACTTAACTTTGCATGGCTGGAACTGAACCAGTCACAATATTTGGCGGGGTCTGCCCGATTGAACAAGTCCATCAGGTGCATTTCTTCATGCAAAGTCGTAACCACTTGGCCGGTAAGATCATCCCCGGCCAGCTTGGGAATAATCAATTCAACTTCCGCAAGTTGATAATTTCGGGTGTAATAGCGATAATTGACAGCGTAGCCTTTTCCGTGGGAAACCTTCATTGGAATTCCGTTGGCCCTGATATTTTCCATAGCGCCCATTTTGGAATAAAGGGCAACCACATCAGGATCAGCGTTTTCACACCCATTCACATAGTCAATCAGGGCTTGGGTGTTTTTCCGTTCCTTCTTGTCGGTCAAGTATTCAGGGAACATTTCAGCTTTCAGCGGTTCCAACTCCCGCTTTGCCTTCATTATAGCGCCCGCAGTGGCAACCGTCAAACCATCCTTCACGCCATCCACAAAAGCCTTCTTCCATTGGGTGAAGGTCATGTTGGCCGGAACATAGTACACTTTCCCTTCAGCGTTCCGGGCGGCTCTTTCGCCTTCCATATCGTTATAGTGTGGGCAAGTGGTTCCCCGGCAATTCGGGTGGAAGGGTGGAACCGTCACGCCGGGTTCATATTGGGTCAGCGGGATCACCGTTCCATCAAGAGGTTGGCACAATGGGCAAGTGTGGGAATCCAGTGTTTCAAGGATTTCCACGGATTGAACCCCTAAATCTTGATAAACCTGTTTGGTGGAAATGGCGTTGAAGTAGGTGGTTTCAGTATGCACCAGCCGCCCCGCCTGATAGCGGGAAACCTTGAACCGGTGCTTAATTGCATCCGTGATCTTCTGTGGGCTGTCACCCCTCAAAAGCCCCTGTGTCAATTCTTTATGAACGGTTCCCACCAATTCCCGCTTCTTCAACCAAATCCGATCACTGAAAGTTCTTCCGTCAGTAGTCCAAGGCTTTGAAAGCAAGGTTTCAAGTTTCTTCTGGTTCAAGGCGGTTATATCCCATCCAAGCCCAAGGCCCTTTTGAATAGTGAAAGCCCCGTGGGTGTACCCACCCGAAACAATTTGCTTCAGAAGGGAATCCACCCCGTCAAGCTGGTTCCCATACAGAAGTTCAATCTGCTGTTGAATTTGAAGTTGAATAGCTTCCAGCCGGGAAACATGGAACTTGGCAGAAGCATTTTCCAGCTTCTTCAACCATTCAGCGGAAAGGTTGTTTTGCTGTCCGGCTTTAATATACTGCTCAACCGTCCAATGAAATTCTTCAAGCTGTCCGGTGGTCAGTAATTTCCGGGCTTCTGTCAGGCTGATCCCGTTGTTGGTAGCAAAGCGCCCATACCACCGTTCAATATCGGCTTGAACCGTTCTTTGGGCATCCATGAACATATCTTCAAGGTTCCGAAGGTATTGATCACTTTGTTTGTGGGCGTTTTCTTCCAGAATGGAAAAGCGGCCCCGCCAATACTCCGCATTTCTCATGGGCCGTCCCCCTTTCTGTAAAATGGCTGGGATGGTTGGAATCGAACCAACGGATCAGGGGGTCAAAACCCCTTGCCTTACCTCTTGGCTACACCCCAATATTGGTGCTGAAGGTGGGATTTGAACCCACACGCCTTGCGGCAACGGATTTTGAATCCGTCCTGTCTGCCTGTTCCATCACTTCAGCATGAATGGTGACGCATACGGGAATCGAACCCGTGTTACCGCCGTGAAAGGGCGGTGTCTTGACCGCTTGACCAATGCGCCAGATGGTGCCGGGGAAGGGAATTGCACCCTTGGCCGGGTAAGGAGGTGAAACCCCGGCCCGCCCCATTATTGCCCCGGCATAATAGAAGGGCGGGGATTATTCATCCCCACCCATGCCTTCATTCTGTTGATTCCCGGCTCCGAAAGCCCCGGAATATTCTTGGGCTTGTTCCATAGCTTCTTCCTTTTCCTTCTTCAACCGGGCCAATTCCAGTTCAACATCATTTGTCCACGGGTGCTGTTCCACAATGGTTTCATCAGACAAGATACCAACCGATTTGGAACAATTATCAATGGCTTCAGATTCGTTGATCAAAATATCCCGGTCAAAGGTGATCTGAATATCTTCACCATCAAAATCACCCTTACCCCGGTTGCTGAAATCTTGATTGATGAACCAAAGCAACTGTTCAAAAGCCGCCTGAAATTCCGTTTCCATGCCATTTGCATCCAAATCAATGTCAGAATACATGGATTGAATGTTCATCTGATTGGGGTTCCCGGAAAGACGATCATCCTTGGCATCATAGCCACGGGCGTTTTCAATCAGGGCTTTTTTCATCAGTTCCAAAACGCTTTTATAATTTTCAGCGTTAATTTCAATCTGAAGGGTTTCAACTCCACCATCATTCCGAACCTTCACAGCGCCAAAAGTAGAAAGGTTGTGGCGGAACTCCCCCAAATCTTGACCATCATAATTCTTTAGAATCAGAATGGTGTTCCGGGCATCTTCCTGCATATTGTTTTCAAAGTCGGAAAGCATGGTGTTGATACCGTCCTGAATGGTCTTTACCCGGTTGATCAGGGGAAGTTCCTGCTTATTGTACTTGAACGGGATCAAGGGGATTTCAGTCCAGTTGAATTCTTCAACCGATCCTTCACCGTCAACAACAGCAAAATAGTTCTCATGCTCCCCGGCATCGGTATCAGGGATCAGCATATCATTTTGATAGATATACCGCCACAGACCATCAGGCTTGAAGATTTCGACTTTCTCCACCTTTTCCTTCTGATAGCCATTCCACACTTCTTGGGAGTAAAGACGAATCGCACAATCAAGGATCGTGTGATCATCATCCGCCCAAAATGGAAGAATATCATAAGCGGGGAAATGCTGAAAAGCCAAGCGCCCCTTATCGTCATAATGGGGGTACATCCAGCCAATACCACCATTCAGGGCATCTTCACAAACATACTTCAACAGGCGTTGGAAGCGCCGATTGAACACCTTGGAAAGCAAATCCACATAGGCTTTGTTCTCACAGTTCATGGTGAAGGGCTTACCCACAAGGTAGTTGGTTTTCTGATCCACCATCAAAGCATATTGGTTGTTCACAATCCGGTTGTTCGGAAGATTGTTCACCACCTGAAGTTTTCCATCAGCACCAATAATAGTGCGTTGACGGTTCAAAATATCATGCTTGCCAAGGTAATACATATCCCCGGTAAGCTGATCACGGCGGCGGATACTATCTTTCCATTCTTTGATTTCAGCGGCAAAGAACTGAAGTTCAGTCATTCCAGTTCTACCGCCCTGAATGATCAGGCGATTGATCCGGTCTGTTTCAGTATTCAAGAACATCTTCAATCACCCTTTCTATTGCTTAATAAACGCAAACACACGGAAACCGTGCGTTTTTCGTGTGTTTTGTTACTATCATGTTATTAGTCGAAGCTGAAGGCGGGGCCAACCAACATATCTTCCAGCCCGTAACGCATAGCGTCCATAAGGTGGTTGAAATCATCAATGGGAACATTGATCTTGGCCCCGAACTTATCTTCTGCCCATGTGTAGTTTGAAATCTCTGTGATGAAGTTCACGCATCGGGGATGAACAATGATGGTGTAACCCTGAATGTACTGGATTCCGTTGTTCACGCTGTCCTTGCCCTTCCGGGCGGCTCTGATACGATGAAGGCCAGCATCCCGCAATTCATCAATGCTCTTGGGTTCGGCGCAATCGGCCTTGATCCGTTCCTTGCCGTAACCCATGCCGGTGATCCGGTCACAGATTGCCCGGTTCGTCAGGGCCTTTTCATACAGTTCATCAAAAACCCAAATGGTTCTTTCCTTCTCACTCACCAGCCCACAGAACAGGGCCGTGGGATCGTTGGTATAACCGAAGTCAAGGCCGAAGGCGCTTTTCACATCAGGCTTCTTGGAAATAGCCAGATAATCAAAGGCTTCTTCCCGCCAATTATCGAAAATCAGGCCATCCACAATGCCCCAACCCCCAAGGCCAGCCACCTTGTAGCGGCGGGGGTTGTTTTCCTTCATGGTGTTGAACACCTTCAAATCCGCCGTGTCCAGCCATTCATTACACAGGTAATTGGTGGTTGTGGCGTAAATCTGCCCATCCGGGCTGATCCAGCTATCATGGAACTTGTATGTGGGGTTCCCTTGGGCATCCTTGCCGGTGATCTCCCCGAAGAAGCGTTTCCTGATCCAATGCTTTTCGTTCCACGGGTTGAATGTCAGCGTGATTTGCTTGAACAGGCCGGTTTCTTCCGGGATAGCACCACGGATGGATTCATCCAGCATATCAAAATCAGCTTCATTCATGATTTCGTATGCTTCTTCAATCCAGCACCAGCACAAAAACCCTATTTCAACCGTAATTGAAGTGACCTTCAGGGGATCATCAAGGCCCCGGAAGTAAATCTTCTGACCGGTGGGAAGGTAAGTCATTTCAAGGGGGCTTTCCTTGATTTCCCAATAGGCTGAAACCCCAAGGCGGTTGATTGCCCATTTCAGTTCGGTGAAACAGGAATCTTTCAAGGTTCTGAACACCTTACGAACCACAAGGGTATTGGCTTCCGGGTATTGCATCATCCGTTTGATGATGTTCAGGGCCGTTGTCTTGGATTTCTTGGAAGCACGGCTTCCCTTACACACCCGGTAACGGCCTTTGAAGTTCCAGAAGGTTCCGTAACCCTTGCCAACCACTTCAGGAAGGTGAACCCGCTTGGCCTGTGGGCTAATCTTCAAGTTGATCATCCCCCGTGATAATCACCGGAACGGCCCCTTCCACACCTATCTTGTCCGTGAACATACCATAACGCTTGCCGATCAGTTCAGCGGCCTTCAGCCTTTCCTTGGCTCCAACCTCTTTCTGCGTCAACTCTTGGCAACCGTCACCGCACAGGATCGGGATTTCTTCAGTATGTTCACCCCGCATTACCGAAGTCAGGTATTTCATGACTTCTTCAGCATCAGCGATCTTGGCCGAATGAAGTTTTTCAAGTTCGGTTTCGATGTACGCTTTCAAGTCAGGTTTTGCAAGGTTTTCAGAACCCGTCTGCTTTGCGGTCTTGGGCGAATACCCCGCCTTGATTGCCGCATCCGTAGCATTGCCGCTGATCAGGTATTCATCACAGAACTTCCGCTGTCTTGGTGTCACAGGTATTCACCCCTTTCATCAGGCATAGAAAAAGCGCCCCGGTTTCCCGTAGGCGCAATTTCTTATTTACTATTCTACCGATTCTTTACTCTGTTTGGAACCGGTGGCACTCTGGTTTTCTCGGTTGTTTAGAAAGTCGCTGTTTGCCTTGGCAAAAGCAAGTAAACCCTTTCCGTGAAGTTCAAAAACCCATTGCATAGAATAATTCAGTTCTTCAGAAATATCTTCCCATTTTTTCAACTGAATATAGCGCCCGATCAGAATATTTTGCTGATCAAGGTCAGGAATCCGGTTGATCATGGTGAACGCTTCCTGTTTCATGCTCACAAGTTCATCAATCCGGGCATTGATCTTGGCTTCAAGGTCAATGATCTTGGTGATGGTTTCTTCAAGGGTATTCTTGGGGCCTGAAGTCTGAACCTTGTCCTGTTTCAGTTGGCTTCCGGTAGAAGTCAAGCTGGAACGCAAGGTTGCAATGGTGCTATCAAGCCGATGGATCAAACGATCCGTTTTCCTGATTTGGGCAAAGTATTCTTTAGCCTGTTGGGAAAGGTCTTTGTCATTCACTATGTAACACATCCTTTCTGCGGTGGTCTGTTCCGTTTTCATTGCATCTGTACCGTTAATAAATGCTGAAAAATCAAGTGGTTTCAGGACTTTGGAACGCATGGAACAGATAAAACGGGCAGTTCCTTATATACACATTTCTTATATATTTTTTTCTTAATAAGAAGAAAGTATATTTACATCTGTTCCATCTGTTCCGTTTCCTGAAAACAACTGAAAAAGCCTTGAAAATAAAGGGTTTTCGTGCGGAACAGATATAGAAAAAACATCTATTCCATACCTGTTCCACACGCTGTTCTAACCCCTATTGAAGAAATACTGGTTAGGCGTTCAAGGTGTTCCACCAATATTTCAACCGTTCAGCAACGGTCATGGTGTTCAATTTTTTAGCTTCTGCTTCACTTATTTCATGCCCAAAATTGATTTCTGAAGGTCTGGAATAAAATTCAGGACAGTCACGAACAATGTACGGATTTTTTTGAAGGGCCAACTTTTCCGGGATGGAGTTGCATTTCAGTAAGTGACATACACAATCTTTCAGTTACGGCGGATTCATCGTCTTGCTTTTTATCTGACAGGTGAAGGCGTATTCCACCAAGGCGGCAATTCCAACAACACTTGAATGGCTCTTTCATTTGTATTCCCTCCCGGTCTTACGGTCTTTGATTTCAATGCGGTTCAGAAGTTCAAACCCCGCCAAACGGGTGATGTACTTCAGGACGAAGATCAGGGTGTTCACCCGCTTCTGCTGTTCATCCTCGTCACGGATGATATTCTTTGTGCCGTGGTAGGCTGTCGGATCATGATACCCTTCAGCATTTTCCCAAGGTTTAGGCATCGGTTTTCCCTCCTTCTTCTCTGTACCATTCTTCAATGTCACACCCAATGTCCTTCAGCTTTTGACGGGCAAGCCACCCATCATCGGCTTGTTCCATCAGGTAATGTTCCCGTAGCTTCAGGGTTTCGGCATAGAACAGCTTCCACGCCAGCTTCAGGCGCTTTGGTCCAAAGCCAAATTGGGTGTGAAGCATCCACAGGATGGATGATTCTTTGTCCATGTCAAAGGCCCGATCATTTTCCACAATCTGTTTCTTGATTTCCTGATCCAAGGCCCGTTCTTCAGCTTTGTTGAACTGAACGGCGAAAATTTTACCACCGGACTTCTTAAACATCGGCATGGTATTCACTCCAAATATCATCGAAGCAAACCGGAATCAGGGCGTGAACCTTGTCCAACAGGATCAGGGCCACTTCCCGCATCTGCGGGTGTGCGGCGGGTGAACAGCGCAACTTCAGGAAATGCCGCCATTCACGAATGTTGGCCGTCATGACCACTTCCGTTTTCAGGCTGTTGGGCAGAACGGAACGGGCTTCTTGCGGGGTGGCTCCTGATTTCAACAAAGAAAAATAGCATTGTTCAGAGATCAGACAAGCGTTTTTCCATGCCCAATACAAATCAGAACCTTCAGGCCAGAAGCAAGGTTCAATCACCGTGATTTCCTCACCGAACTTGCCCTTGCCGTAGTTGCAATAGCGGGTGGATTCCTGACAGTAAGAAGCCATCCGGTGGCGGACGATCTCATGAGAAACCCCACGATCACAAATGAGCTTCACCGTGAAGGAACAATGTTCCAAAACCGCTTCATGCCCACGCTTGATGATCCCGGCAACGAACTTTTCAGCGGAACCTTCCGTGATCTTATCCTCGGACTTGTAGCAGACACGGCCACATTGTTCCAGCCGCTTCAGAATGGTGGCCCCGTCAATCGGGGTGATGAACTGCACATCAGACTTGATAATTTTCATTGTTCTGCATCCTCCTTACAATCTGCCGGGTAAAATCTATCTTCAACCCCATTGTTTTTATGAACACATTCATCACAAGGGGGTTCATCCCCGAACTTGTCACGGTGCTTACAACGGCGGCACGGTTCCAAATTCCGTTTCAGTTTTGGAACCTGTGGATTTTCGCTTTTGTCGATCCGGGTTGGTATGTCCTGAAGTTCCGGGTGTTTGATTTCCATGTAAAGGGCAAACAGGATGTTCCAAGCCGCCGCCCGAAGATGGGGTTCATCCTTCATACCCATCATGTACTTGGCAAGGTGGCGGAAGGCCGAATCAATCAGGCTGTGGATGGGAATACCCTTTTCACAGTTCCGTTCACCATACTTCAAGGCCCCTTCTTCACAATGCTTGGAAACCTCCACCAAGGCTTCCCACGGAAGTAAATCCATGCGGCCTTTGCCGCTGTGCATATCACGAACAGCGCCGGTTCCAAACTCGGTGCGTTCACCGCTGTCTTTAATCATGCCAACCAGTCAACCTTTCTAAATTATTTTTCAATCCGGCCACAATCTCACGGGCTTCCATCGTGCCCGTATGCTTTGCAATGGCTTCATTCCGCCGATCCGTCAAGAAACCACGATCCAGCGGGTGACACTTTTCCAAATCAGCATTACACCGGTTGATTTCTTGAACCAAGGCTTCAGCACGGGCCTTCAGCCGGTCTAAACATTCCTGAAGAATGGCCTTCTGGTATTGGGCGATTGTTTGAATGTTATTTTTCAATTCAGGATCATCCCGATATTCAATAGCTAAATTGACATCAAGGCCGTGTTCGGTGCAAAAGGTTTCTGCATCAAACAGACTATTGAACACTCGCCGCCCAACCTTGGCATAGGGAATGTTTTTATTCTTGAACTTGGAATATTTGTGGGCCATTCAGCACCGTCCTTTCAGTTGAACCATTTGATCACCGGATCACCGGTGAAGCCCTTTTCCCACACATACCACGCATAGGCAATGGCGCTTTCCGGTTTCCCGGTCATATCACCGTTTTTATAACAGGCCAGCCGGGAACGGCTGATATAAACTTTTCGGGGGGGGGACCGTTGGATTTCCTGAAGGAAACGCTGGACG